CCCGTAATAATTATAAAGCTGTTGAAGATGCTACTAGCATCATTGTAAGAAACTTTGATGATGCAGAGCAGTTATACATTTTGTACAATATAGACCTATCAGAATAAATCAAATAATCAATAATTATGAAATTCGTAGAGATTTTTAAGAATGACAACAGCTACAATGAGAAGACGGTAATAGGTTTTTTATCGTTTGCTGTTATGGTAGCAGTTATGGTAGCAGATGTAGCTACTGGAGCTTGTGGTAAAGACTTGCCTATTAATGAGTTTACTTATAACAGTTTTGTTATTGTTACTCTAGGTAGCTTTGGTATCGCAGGACTAGAGAAGTTTGCTAAAAAATGATAAGAGCTATGGAGTTAGAGGTACTGCGATTCAGCAGCCAAGACGATTCAACAAATGGAATACTATTCGATGTTACAGGCGGAAAGAGAAAATTTCTCTGCTACACCCTTGAAGATGAGTACAGGGAAGACAAGGTCGCCGGTGAAACTAGAATTCCTGCTGGAACATATCGGATTACTCTCCGGACGACTGGAGGATTTCACGGAAGATATGTAAAGAAGTATGGGGATATGCACAAAGGAATGCTATGGGTACGTGACGTGCCTAATTTTGAGTATATCCTTATACACACTGGTAATACTGACGAACACACTGCTGGGTGTCTCCTTGTTGGTGATAGTCAACAAGCAAACTTTGGCTCTAGCGATGGTATGGTTGGTGCGAGTGTTAACGCTTATAAAAGAATATACCCTCCGATTGCTGAAGCATTGGAGAAAGGGGAATCAGTAAGCATTACGTATGTAGACTTTGATAGTGTAGGATGAAATGGCTGGGAAAATTAACTCTACTGCTGTTATTAACGAGTTGCAGCGCTCAATGGCACTTAAAGAAAGCGGTGCAGAAGGACCCTACTATTCTGGAAAAAGACACGCTGGTTGTGACGGACACGGTTGTCAGCCCACCTGTGGCTATCACGGATACTGTGATTATGAAGCAACACGACACTATTACTCTAGTGAAGGATCGCCTGAGGGTACAGCTAGTAAAGGTGAACGACACGATTACTATAGACGCCATCTGCGACTCGGATACGATTATTAGTATTATTGAAATACCTTACGAAAAGATAGTATATGTTGAACAAGAAACGCTCCTGCAAAAGATACAGCGGTTAGCTTTGTACTTTGTCCTAGTATTCCTAGGCTTCAAGATAGTTCAAAGATTAGCTGATAAGTATTTAACGTAGGATATGAGTAAGAAAAGAAAGAACGATAGCAGCAGTAACAATACAGCTGCCGTAAAGTATTGCGAAGTAGAACCCAAAGAATGTGATGGTAACTGCTGTTATGCAAAAAGAAGAAAATAAAAAGACCCCTTTACGGGGTCTTTTCATTCCAGAGAGAGAGCAGAGAATAGTAATTTAATACACTACTAATATAAAGATATACCTTCTGTTTCTTCAGGTGTAGGGCACATACTTTCTAACACTTCTTTTAGAATCTGTTCACGCTCTTCCACCTTTATTACTCGGTCTACGATACCATCGCTAATGATATTAACAATGCGAGCTTTGATTCTTTGCCTTGCGTCCAACTCGTTTGATATATCTATATGGTTTTCGTCAAAGATTAATCTCCAGTCTACCATTGCATTGGTGTAGTCAGATTCACCTAGAGACATAAAGCTTATAGTATTCTTACAGCCGTGAATGATAGTAGCGTGATCTACACCTAACAGCTCGCCAGTATACTTAAATGTCATATTGAATTTTTGGGTCAATATTAATCCAAGACAGTGTCTCGGCACGACATACTCTCTTTTTCTTGTCTTCTTCAATACGTTTATTTCGTGCTTCAGTTCGTAATCTAATATCAGCTTGTTTACGAGCTCTCTCGATAGCTTCGTTCTTTCTGATCTGCGCACGCTTTTTTTCTGCTTCAATTCCATCTTCGTCTATTTTATTTTTGATTTTATTAAATTTATTTTTGATCCTTGCTTGAATCGTAGCAACTCTTGAAGGGCTTAATTCTATTTCTGAAGCTATTGCCTTTACCGTAAAGTCGTACAGGTATTTAAGTTCAAAGACTTTAAACTCTATAGGGTTCATTGTAGACTTCATTAGCTGTATGATCTTATCTACAGAGTTGTCATACTCCTCAGCTTCAACAGTTGCATAGGCAAGAAACTTATTGTACTCTTCATCACCTTCACCGGAGGTCAGCTGTGACTCATTATAGTACTCTAGTTTATCTGCTACTCTTTTGTCAAAGGAATTTAGAATAGAGAATTTAAAAGAATTTATAATGTATCCGTACAGATGTTCTTGGTTTTCAAACTCCATACCTTCATTATACATTTCTATAACACGCTCCATTGCTATAGCGTTTGCCTTCTCTACAGCAAACTCATCCTTGAAATTGTATCCGTATCTCTTTGCTACGTAATGCGTAAAACGCATATCTCTAGGGAAGAACTCCCTAATGTGTCTCTCTGTTAATTTCATTTAATTAGGGTAAAATTAGGGGGACCGTAGCCCCCCTTAAATTAAGTTGTGATGGTTTCGTTCAGCGAGCCTTAGCTACCACATCCTTCGCAATCGGGATTGTCAATAGAACAAGCGTTGTCGTTCTTTTCTGATGTTGTTAGTTCGTTTACGAAGTCAGCGAAGTCATCGCTTAGATTTAAATCTTGAGCCATCTCTTTGGGTGTTTTAGTTATTAAAAAAGTGAGCGTGCAAGTTACAAAATAAGTAGGTCAGTAATATCTTTCCCACTAGAAATATTATAGTAACCTACAACCTTTGTAATGAATTGCCGTTGTCTAAATTCAGAGGTCTTCGGCATACCTCTCTCCTCCCACTTAGGTTCTTCTATATCCAGTAATCTAAAAGCCCATACGCCAACAGGTGTAGAGTTAATGTATAGTGGATTGGTCCCGTGGTTGCTGGACCGCTCTATCAAGGCATCGTACTTTTTCTTTTCTATAATGAGATCATCATAGTGCTTCTTACGACACTTGAGTTCTATATCTACATTATGCTCTAAGGAATAGCAGTCGTACCTAGACATCTTAACTTCCGAAGGAAGCAGGTCAGGAATCACAAACTGTTTAATTAAATCAAACAGGTGTGACTCATTTACGATTGCTATCTTCCTCATATTGTTCTACAGCTGATTTAATAAGCTCTAGTTCTGCACGAACTACACGCTTATAGGCATTGATTTTGTCTGTTACTCGTTCAATATCTACAAGAGGTCTTCCCTTGTAATCGTGTAGGTCTTCGTACAGCTCAGTCATCAAGTCACTGACTCTAGAGGTAGCTGTAAAATAGGATTTACTCACGTGTTGAGTATCCATAACACCGAATGGTAGCTTTGAATTCATCTTTGTTTAGCTCTTGGTTGAATGTCGTTGATTGCGAGAAAAAATATTTTGGAGTGTCGTCAGTAACGTATCCATCGCCACGCAAATAATCCGCCAGAAACTTGATACAAGTAATAGCATTGTCAACATCATAGCGACAATTATACTGAACGTCAATCGCAAATCTATCCATAGTAAAACTATCGATTCTTTCAAGCTGATCTTTGATGTGTCCGCTATAGGATTCTTTTTGTTTCTTTCTAACCGACCAATGCTTTCCTGAATACCATTTGTTAAGGCTTGGAGGTTTAGGTAGTATGATGGTAACTTCATTGTATTCTATCTTCATTTCTACAAAGCTAATACACAGGATGTTAAATTCCTAACAATTTGTATTTTTTATTACATCTCTATCGTAGACTGCATATATCCAAATTCTAGGGGTTTAAACAATGCTGTAAGTTTCTCCTGAGAATCAAAGCCGGTGTTTTCATCGTTCATCTTAAAGTAGAATGGATTATCCCAAGGGGTTGGCTCACCACCTGTTTCTGTTTCACGAACCTTACGAACGTGGAATTCAACAGTTCTACGTATGTAGTACTCAGATGACTGAATTTTCCTGTGAAATGTCAAGAAAGAATCGGCCCTATTCACGAATTTACCGCCGCCTTCAGTGTCCTCAGCATATGGAGCAACAGGTAGACCATCTTCACCCTTACGTCTTTGAGCTTCTGTAACAGCGTGAGTGTTTAACCATACTGCCATATCATTACGCTTAGCAAATGTCAGGAACTCTGATGCCGCTTCGTAGTGGTACTCGTGTGTGGATATGCTACTGCCTTGAGACATTTGTATCTTAAGGCTGTTGTATGGATCTACAAAGAACCCTTGGTACTTGCCGTTCATATGTATCATCTTCTCAGCAAAAATGATTAGGTCTTTATAGCTGTACACGTTATCATTGCCTATGATTACAAATCGCTCCGACACCCACTTAAAAGAGTTGGCTCTTTCTACCTGATTCATCTCGTGAATCTTTACACCACACACAAACTCCATAAGGCGCATCTTAACGCTAGCTGTACGGTTTTCTGAAGAGTATATGATCCATTTCCAATTATGTCTTACAGCTGAGTTTACAATCATATAGAGCGCCATTGTAGTCTTACCTACGTTGGAGTGTCCATTGATAATAAGGAACTCAGGCTTGTACCTGAAGTAGTTGTCTAGTATCTTGTCTCCAGTGTCAAGACCGAGCTTGATATCACCATTAGCGTAAGAGTCTATCCAAGAGAAATCCTCTTTGTCATTAGATAGAAAGCTGTAATCATTATCAAGTACTAGCATCTCACGGCGGACTTGATTCTCTTTACTTATGACCTCGGAGGGGGCTATGTTTTTACCTGCTTCAATACCATCTATGATGGTGTTCTTTGCGTGGCTGAGGTCTGTTGGATTTTTCTTCTCAATCTCGTTGAGCATAATCTCGTAGATCTCCTGCTCATCCATACGCCCTGCTGTGACATAACCACCGGCAAGGTATGCGGCTTTGATAAGTTCTCTGTGCTTCTCACCTTCAGGTGCTCTACGTATCATAGATACTATGATAGCGACCTTGTTGTAGTCAGTACCTTTTGTAGGTGCAACTACAGCTAATTTCTCACGTTCCTCACGAACGGAAACCATACCGCTGAAAACTTCAGCATCTTGATTGTATACAAGATCTTCGTCCCAAGACTCATAACAGGCTCTAGACTCGTTGATAGACGTTGAGTCAACCTCCACGTCATACTCACGCTCAAAGTACGCTAGAATAGCTCTATAATGATCTCTGTGGCGGTCAGTGTGTTTAATTCTAACAAGCACCTTAAGACCATTTCCTGATGGCGATATCCAACACGCATAAGTATAGTTGTCGCAAGCTATTTGAGACTTTAATGTAGTTACATCAACGTCATCAAAGTCTAGTATAACTAATCCGTTATGCTCTACTAGTCCTTCATCGGCTCTGTAATCAAACTTACCACTGAATAAAACTACAGGTAATTCTTTCTTAGCTGTCTTGTCCGGTACTGGATTTCCGTGTTGGTCCACTGAATAGACCCCTCTTACTTTCTCTATCAATGATCTGCTCTTGCCAGTCTTGATACGCTCCAGTGCTGTTTTGAGTGTAGAGTGATGTGGGTCCTGAGTGCTCGTTATGTTCTTGAATAGGGTAATCTGCTCCTGCATTATCTCTCTGTTTAATTAAATTACTTGTGTTGCTATCGTCATCACAAACGGAGTCCATACTATCTATGTGCTCCTTTCTCTCTATTGCAATGATAAGCAAAGTTATGTATCCGTGCAAGTCATATAAAGTATCTACGGAATCTTTGCCCATCCCAAGACTTTTGAGTCGCATAAGTTTGTCGTCCATACGTGCCCCCAAAGACACGACAGCATCTCCGTTTCCAAAGATGCCTAGTGGGTTTAGTGCGCTGTCCCCGTACGCCTTGTTCTTCTTCAGCAGTAGGTTCTTTGTGTTGTCGCATATTCTTATGATGTCCTCCTTAGTCATCTAATGAATCTTTAATAAGCCTGTCAATCTTTTCAGGGTCTATGTCTCTGATTCTACGGAGCTTTTGGCGCTCTGCTATCTTTGCTTTTTCGTACTCTGATCTTGAGCTGTCCGTACCTAATTTTTGGAACAGCTGTGCGTTTTGGTGAAGCACGCAATCAATGATGTGCTTGTGCTCCTTATTGTCTAAGTATGCCATAATTATTTATTTCTTTTCATTTTAAAAATCAAGTATGCATTCCACACGGCAACAATTATGATGGCTAAAATAATATCAATCATTTCACCAATCAAATGTATCTACCCATATCGGAGTCTTTTCCCCTACGTAGGCGTTGAATGTGTTGTACTCTAGAAAGTCTACAGCTTCTTCTTCAGGCATATCATCATCCTTCATAAGGATCTGAATGCACAGATCTCTTGAGTATACTACTCTCCAGTCGTTAGGTGAGAAACCAATGATGGCTTCATCAAAACCGTCAGCAAACAATACGTCATCAGTGTCTGCGTAGTGTTCTAAAATATAATCCTTAATCATAACGCTTGATCTCTTCTTTTAATTTTCTTATTGCCTTTTGTTCTCTCCTAATTATGTAGCCAGACATAATTACTACTAGTACTATACTAATCATTCTCTATTCCGTTATCTTCTTTGTCTCGGTTGCATAATGCTATTATGTCTTTCATCTCTCTTTGGTGTTAAAATGTTCTACAATCAACTCAATCGCCATTCCTAAATCTTTAGGCTCA